GGTTTCCCGTTCCCCACTTCAGATTTTTTGCACGTGAGTAACCCGAACTGGATTCATTACACGTGGCGAATCGTGGTCGCAAAGCGGTTAACGCCAGCCAGCCGGAGTTCGTGAAGCGTGCCCGGGCGTTGCGGCTTCAGTTGAAGGATCTGGATTCGCAGTGTGACACGCGGATTGTGTGGACGGCTGACAGCCAGTTGGAGGTTGCGGAGTTCTTCGGTGTCTCGATTGATACCGTGAAATCGTGGACTCGGAAAAACATGCCGGGCGCACCGAAGGCGTATCGGCTAGACAAGATCGCGCAGTGGTTGCGGACAGAGGGCCCGGGTTCTTCGCGGATTCAGGCGTCTGACGATCCGTTGCTGGGCGAGGGCGAGTCTCCGGCGTTGGAGCGATACCGTCTGGCGAAGGCGCAGCATGCCGAACTGGACTTGGAGGAACGGCGAGGGAACCTGATCGACAAGAGCAAGTGCCGGGACGTGTTGTCGATGTGGGCTGGTGTGATTCGCAAGCTGGGTGAGTCGATTGGCAGGCGGTTCGGCGTCGAGGCACATCGGGAGATCAACGACGCTCTGGATGAGTGCGCATCGATCGTGAGGAGCATGGACAATGCAGGTAGCTGAATTGCCTGTCGCGAGCCTGATTGAGTCTCTGGGCTGGTGTCTGGAGCTGTCTAGGGCTCCGGTCGTACGGACGATTCACGATTGGGCAGAGGCTGTGATCCGGTTGCCGAATGGACCGTGGCAGGGGCAGCGGTATCGACATCATCGGCATCCGTTCTCGGGTGCGTTCTATCGCGAGATTGACAGCGGGCGTTGGTCTCGATTCGCGGTGGTGGGCCCTACGCAGAACGGCAAGACGTTGATGTGTTATGTGCTGCCTGTCTTGTACCACCTGTTTGAGTTGAAAGAGACCGTGGTAGTGGGTTTGCCGTCGATGGACATGGCGAACGACAAGTGGTCGGAGGATTTCCTGCCGGTGATCGAGGCGAGCGATTATCGGGATCTGTTGCCGGTCAGCGGTGAGGGTTCGCGTGGCGGTCAGGTGAAGCGGGCGATCACGTTTCGGAACGGGGCAACGTTGCGATTCATGACGAGTGGCGGCGGTGACAAGACGCGATCTGGTTACACGACGCGGGTTGTGGCGATTACCGAAGTTGACGGAATGGATGAGTCCGGTTCGCGCAGTCGGGAATCGGACAAAATCGAGCAGCTTGAGGCGCGGGCAGGTGCATTCGGTCGGGTTGGCAAGCGGGTCTATCTGGAGTGTACGGCGTCGATCGAGCGTGGCCGGATCTGGCAGGAGGTGACGGGTGGCAGCAATGGTCGTCTGCTGCGTCCGTGTCCGTATTGCGGGGCGTATGTGACTCCTGAGCGTGAGCATGTGCGGGGCTGGGAGGATGCACAGACGAGTGAGCAGGCGGCGAGGGAATCGTATGTGGTCTGTCCAGCGTGCGAGGCGAGATGGAGCGAGGAGGATCGGCGGTCGGGCTGGCAGAGGATTGTGATTGCTCATCAGGGTCAATCCGTGACTCCGGCTGGTGAGTTGGTCGGGGACTATCCGGAGACGCAAACATGTGGCTTGCGGTGGTCAGCGATTGACAATCCATTCACGACGATTGCCGATCTGGGTGCCGAGGAATGGCAGGCTCATCGTGCGAGGGATCGGGAGAATGCAGAGCGGAAGATGCGGCAATTCCTTTGGGCGTTGCCGTATGATCCGCCGGAAGTGGAGATGACTCCGCTTGATGCTGGGGAGATTGAGCAGCGAGTGAGCAGCTGGAAAAAGGGGGTTGTTCCGGACGATGTGCAATCACTGGTGATCGGCGTGGACACGGGCAAGCGGATGCTGCATTGGACGGCGTTGGCTGTCTGCGAAAGCGGCGTGCGGGTCATCGAGTACGGCAAGCATCCGGTGCAGAGTGACAAGCTGGGCGTCTATCGTGGATTGATGCAGGCGATGACTGAACTGGCGGCGTACTACGGGCAGGGGTGGAACACGGCGGACGGGCGGAACATCAAGCCAGCGCAGGTGTGGGTTGACTCCGGATACCATGAGCATACAGACGCGATCTATGAATTCTGCGGCAAACTGAACAGTGCGTTGGGTCGGGATCTGGGTGCGGAGATGTATCGACCGACGAAGGGTTATGCGGACGGCCAGCGGGGGATGACTCGGTACAAGACGCCGGACACGAAGCGGGACGGGATGCTGTATGTCGGGAGCAATTTCCATGTGGCGAAGGTCAAGCGGAATGGTAAGGTGGTTCCGGGCGTGATGCTGGTGCACATCAATTCCGATCACTGGAAAAGCGAACTGCATCAGCGGGTGGGGATGCCACCAGAATCTGCGTTGGCGGTGACTCTGTATCAGGCCGCCAGTTATTCGGAGCATGCCGAGTTCTGCCGACATCTCACGGCAGAGAAGCAGGTCGAGAAGTATATTGAAGGTCGGGGCGTGGTGATTGTGTGGGAGCGTGTTGACCGCAACAATCACTGGCTGGATGCGACGTATGCGGCGTTATGTGCTGGCGAAGCTGTGACGTTTCAGCAGCAGCGCGAGGCGAAGAAGAAGCAGCCGTTATCACTCCGGGACATGGCGGCGAAGGCCCGATGAAAAACAAGTCGCGGAAGACGTTGCAGCAGATGCAGGCTGAGTCCATGACGCAGGACGAATCCGGTCTGCTGGTGTGCGACAAGTGCGGGTGCATGGACTTCCGGACGTATGCGACCAAGCAGCTCTCCATCGGTGTGCAGCGTTATCGACAGTGTCGGAACTGTGGCCGGAAGGTGGTCACGTTGCAGGCCCGTGAGCGATATTTACGCGACGTGGACAGCGATTCTTAACTACTGTCTACACATAGACGATAGTTGCTGATATTCGTCTAGACGGCCTGAATCGGGCGTGCGAATGTGCATGAATGATCATGCAGGCTTCACCGATTCTGGACTCGTTCGGGCGTCCGTTGCCAAAGCGTTCGCGCGTCCGTCAGGATCTGGCTGAGGCATTGGATCGGCAGCGGCAACTGAAGCAGCGTCAGCAGGCGCATGGCAGTTACGATGCGGCGCGTGACACTGACGAGCATCGACGGTACTGGGCGAACGCAGACGCATTAGACGCGGACTCTGCTAACTCTCCGCATGTGCGGTCGAAGCTTGTTCAGCGGTCGCGTTACGAGGTTTGGAACAACGGGTATGCGGACGGAATCGCGGCCACATACACGAACGATCTGGTTGGGATCGGTCCAACGTTGCGGATGCAGACGGCCAGCGAGGCGTTCAATCGCATGGTCGAGGCGGCATGGTGGCGGTGGTCGAAGGCTGTGCAGTTGCGGCGGAAGTTGTGGTGCATGGCGCATGCGAAACATACGGACGGCGAGGCGTTTGCCGTACTGCGAGAGAACCGGAATCTAAGGGATGCGGTCAAGATTGATCTGGTGCTGCACGAGACGGAACAGTGTGCAACGCCGTATCTGCCGTTCGGGACAAAGGGGAAGATTGACGGGATCGAGTTCGATGATTTTGGCAATCCGACATACTACGAATTCCTGAAGGAGCATCCCGGAAGCAGCAATGGATTCGGGTTGCTGACTCAATCGGAGCGGGTTCCGGCGAAGTATGTGCTGCATTGGTTCCGGATGCGGCGTCCGGGTCAACATCGAGGTATTCCCGAGACGACATCTACGCTCAATGCAGGTGCTGCTGGCCGGCGATGGCGGGAGTCTGTTGTCAGTGCATCTGAGAACATTGCGAGTCATCCAGTATTCCTGAAGACGCAGTTCGAACCAGAAGAAATGGACATGGTCGCGCCCATGTCCACGATGGAATACGAAAGACAGGTGCTCACTGCGTTGCCGTCTGGGCATGGCGTCGAGCAGTTGAAAGCCGAGCAGCCTACCGCGAACCATGAGATGTTCATGCGGAGTCTGATCAACGAACAGGCTCGACCGAAAAACATGCCGTTCAATAAGGCGGCCTGCGATTCATCGTCATACAACTACGCATCAGGTCGGCTGGATCATCAGACCTATTACGGGTCACTGGATATTGACAGAGCCGACTGTAATGACGTGGTTCTGGATCAACTGTTTGCCGTCTGGTTTGAGATGGCTGTCGTTACATACGGATGGTTCGGTGGCAATCCGGAAGCGGTTGATGCAGCGTTGATGCCGCACGAATGGGACTGGCCGAAGCACCAAGCGGCGGACATTGTGGCAGAGGCGGACGCATCGGATAAGCGGCTGAAGAACGGGACCACATCTTTAACTTCGGAGTATTCGGCCAGTGGCTTGGATTACGAAGATGAACTGATCGAGATGGCAGCGGCGAACGGTGTTGATGTCGATACGCAACGGAAGATCAACATGCTGTTGAATCTGCCGCAGCATGTGTTGCCAGCGGTGGTCAGTCTGCTGGGTCTGAACGGAACGGAATCAGGTAGCGGGGGTGCAGACGATGGCGTTGAGTAAGAACAAGCTATGCGCGTTGAGTGCGCCGGTGGAGATCACGGCAGGCGAGCCGGTCGAGGGTGACGTATCACGTCCGGCCCCGAAGCGGTTCTCTGCGACGTTCTATACGGGTGGCACGTTGGTTGTCGGGGGCTGGGACTTACCGGTTGCCGTCGATCTGGCCAGCCTGAAATACGGCAAGGTTCTTGTTGCGAATCTCGATCATGACCGCACCAAGCGGGTCGGCAATTTCGAGGTGGTCAACGATGGGAAACAGTTGATTGCGAACGGTGTGGCAAGTGCGGCTACACCGTATCGGGATGAGGTCATTAACTCGGCTCTGGACGGCTACCAGTGGCAAGCGAGTCTGGAGGTCACAGTGGGTCGGGTGCAGGAGATTGCAGCCGACAAGAAAGTGACGGTCAACGGACAGGAGATCACGGGCCCGGCGTATGTGATTCGCTCGGGGACGTTGAAGGGTTTCGGTTTCGTTTCGCACGGTGCGGACGATAACACGACGGCGACGGTAGCGGCTGCGGCTGCTCCATCCATCACAAGTGGGGTTGCAATGGACGCAGAATTTAAGGCATGGCTGGAGTCGCTGAGCATCGACGCAAGCGGCATGAACGATCAGCAGATCGAGGAACTGAAAGCCAGTTACGAGGGCCGGAAGGCGGTCAAGAAACCGGCCCTGAGTGCATCCGGATTTGAAGCCAAGAAGCTCGAAAAGGAGCGGTGCGACAAGATCCTTGACTATGCGTTCAAGGCTTGTGATTCGCAGCCTCACAACATCGACGCGATCAAGGAACTGGCCGATCAGGCTATCGAAGCCAAGTGGGATGTCGACAAGTTCCGCCTGGAGTTGCTCGAGGCCAGTGTTCCCGATGCGCGTATGCCGATGGCCGGGCGACGTGACGAGCGGTTGACTTCGAAGGTTCTGGAAGCGGCGATCTGTCAGGCTGGCCGTTTGCCGAACATCGAGAAGGCTTTCGACGATCAGACGCTGCAGGCTGCTCACGATCGGTTCCGGGGTCAGATCGGACTGAACCAGCTGATCCTGACTGCTGCAACAGCGAAGGGGTACCGGAGCGATTACAGCACAAAGGTGACCATCGATGCCCTGCAGGCTGCATTCGACAAGCAGGGTGGTCGGCAGATTCATGCTGCTGGTTTCTCAACGATCAGCATTGCGACGATCCTGTCGAACGTGGCGAACAAGTTCCTGCGGGTGGGCTGGGAGTCGGTTGACATGACTCCTCTGCGAGTGGCTGCGATTCGTGCTGTCAACGACTTCAAAACGATCACAACTACCAGCCTGCTGGCTGACGTGGAGTACGAGAAGGTTGGCAAAGGCGGTCCGATCACTCATGGGACGCTGGGAGAAGTGACGTACAGCAACAAGGCCGACACCTATGGCCGGATGCTGGCTGTCGCGCGTGAGGATTTCATCAATGACGATCTGGGCGCGTTGACGGACACTCCCCGCAAGCTGGGTCTGGGCGGTGCAAGGGCACTGAACCGGATCTTCTGGACAGAGTTTCTCGACAACGCATCCTTCTTCACTGGCGGCAACAACAACGTCAATACGGGCGTTGCCAACATGACGCTGGAGGGACTGGATACTACTGAGAAGATCTTCCGCGAGCAGAAAGATCCAAACGGATTCCCGCTCGGTGTCCGGCCGGCAATCCTGCTGGTTCCGCCTGCTCTGTACAATCGGGCAGTCTCGCTGGTCAGTCCATCGTTGATGGTGACTGGAGCCAACACAACGATTCCAAACTTCAATCCGTTCGTTGGCCGTTATCGCGTCGAGAGCAGCGAGTACATGAGCGACGCGAACTTCAGCGGCTACGATGCGGCGGCTTGGTACATGCTGGCAGATCCGTCAGTGTTGCCGGTAATCGAGATTGCGGCCCTGTACGGTCGGGTGGAGCCGACTGTCGAGTCTGCTGATACCGAGTTCAACACGCTCGGGATCCAGATGCGTGGCTACTGCGACATCGGCGTGCGGAAACAGGAATATCGCGGCGGTGTCCGCGCAGACGGGGGTGATTCGTGATCAAGATTCTGATGCTGCGTAACCCGTCCGTTCGCTTGGGGTGTAGTCTGCTGGCGAACGAGATCGGGTTAGTGGAAGACGATCTGGCTCGGCGGTTGATTGCGATGAACATCGCCATCGAGGTTGAGCCAGATCAGGAAGCCGAAGCGGTGGAGGCTCCTCAGCCGAAGCCGCGTCCGGAAGTGACTGATCCCATGCAGGATCTGGATGCTGTGCCGGAACCGGTGATCTTCGACGAACCAGAACCTGTGATTCCTGTACCTCGGCGGCGGAGAGCAAAGAGTGAGTGACCGACTAGCATTTCTGGGGATGCCTTCATACGGCAAGATGACAGCCTCATCGAGCCGTGGTCTGTGGCGTGCCCGGCGTGATATGTCCAAGGTCATTGTTGGCTACCAAACGAATTCGTTGTTGGCAGCGAACTTCAATGGCCTGTGGTGTACCGCGCTGAATCTGGTTGGAACCGGGAAGCCGGTCGCGTACTTTGCCATGCTGCATGATGATGTGGGGCCGGAAGAATGGTGGCTCGACAAGCTGATTGCAGAGATGGAGGAGCAGGAACTGGACGTGCTGGGGGTTGCGGTCCCGATGAAGTCGGGGCAGGGGTTGACGTCGCTTGCGATTGCGAGCGATGACAGCAACTGGAATCCACGTTGCCGGATCACGATGCACGAACTGTATGAGTTGCCGGAGACGTTCACGAGCGAGGACGTGGGCGGGCGACTGCTGATCAATACGGGGTGTTGGGTCTGCCGTTTCGATCCTCAGTGGGCGAGCGGCATGCACTTCACCATCAATGATCGGATTATCTTCGATGAGGAGTTGGGACGCTATCGGCCACAAGTTGAGCCGGAAGATTGGTACTTCAGTCGACGTTGCCATGAACTGGGGTTGCGTGTCGGTGCAACTCGGAGTGTGGCGGTGGAGCATGTGGGTGAGGCGTCCTACATGAATACATACGCGTGGGGATCAGAGCGGTTTGATTCTCACTACGTTTCTGAGAGCGTCTTGCCACAACTGGCAGGAACAACAAGGGGGTAACGAAAATGGCAGAGACGACTTTCGTAAGCGGTTCACCGGTCAACATCAGCTATACGCCAACAGGCGGCGCGGTGGCTGAGGGTCAGGTGATTGTGATCGGGACAGTGGAGGCGAACACGACTGGCACGGGTGCATACGTGGCAATCGCACCGCTGGCCATCGCGAACAACGTGGCCGGTTCGCTGTCATTGGGCGGCGGCATCTACGAGGTGGTGAACCTGAATAACGCGGTCAATGGTGCCAAGGTCTGGTGGAGCGATTCCGTCAACAAGGTCACGACGACTGGAACCAACAACGCGGTGTTCGGCTTCGTGGTGGCCGATGGTGGCGGTGGAGCGAACAGCGTCTGCAAGGCCCTGCATTCGCCAACATCTGTTTAATGAAAGGCTGCTGTGATGAGTGAGCCGCTGGAACCTATCGAGTCGATTGAACAGGCGATTGAGGAGATCGCGAAGGGCATGGTTGCTTCGTCGAGCGAGCATGGCCGGACTGTGCAACGATTGCCGATCAAGGATCTGATCGAGGCGGCGAACTATCTGGCGGCTCAGAAGGCGGCGAAGAATCCGACGTTCGGATTGCGTCGAACGCGGATGATTCCTCCGGGCGGTGGTGGCTGAGATGGCGTCTCGATTCGATCAGGTGTTCAGCACGTTGGGGCTGCCTGCATTGCAGCGTGAGTTCGGCGTGATGGTGCGGATCGAACGCGGCGTCAACGTCTCTGGTCTGATTCCGGCTCGGAGGGGTGCCCGGGACTATGCGGCGATTGGTGCTGAGTACGGCATCGAGATCACAATCACGATGTGGGACTACCTGCTTCCGGTCGATGCGGTGATTGTCGATGGTGATCTGATCGTGCCGCGTGTCGGTGATCGGATTCACGACGGCAGCGAGGTTTATGAGGTCCAGCCATACGATCCGAACAAGCCTGCTGTGGAATACCAGTCGGCTGGGAACGAGTGGCTGATTCATACGAAGCGGATTGTCTGATGGCTCTGGTGATTGACTTGGCTGATGCAATTGCGGGTCTGCTGAATGCGGCAGAGATCCCGGGTTTGCCGACGGTCCGGAGATCGTATCCAGACTGGGACGATAAGTTCTCCGACTTGAAGGATGTCGCGGTTGATGTCGTGTTCGTGTCCAGTGAAAACAACATGGTGGAACTGGATGGGTACAGCACGCAGAAAACCGATGTGGCGTATGACGTGGCCATCCGGAAGCGATTCGTTTCAGCAGACAAGGGGAGTGTCGGACGGGTGGAGAATGCGGCGGTAGATGCGATGCTGGCGCTGTTGGAGCAGGTGCAGCGGGTGTTGTGTCAGGCCCGCGATGAGGAGATCAGTTTGACCGGCGGCAGTGTGGCAAACTGGCTTTCGGCATCGGTCCGAACGTACTGCGATTACCAGCGGCTGCGAGAGGGGATTTACTTGGGCGTCTTGCGGGTGCGGTATCAGCTGCACATGGAGGCGTAATGTTTGAGTTCAAATGGGAGTTTCTCGACGAAATGAGTGCCGTTGAGAAAGCGGTGCAGAAGACGGCCTATAGCGGTGTGCGGCATGCGGCCATGTCGATCCGCAAGGACATCATCGGGAGCATTGAACAGAGTCAGGATCCAGCAGAGCCGGGGAGTCCGGTGCGGACGCGGGGACGGCGTGGCAACGTGAAGCGGTCGATTTATGCGGCTGTGGATGGTGACGCGGCGGTGATCGGTCCGCGATATTCGTTTGTGGGTGATGCGATGGAGGCCCATGAGTTTGGGACATCGCGATTTGGAACAGATTACCCGGCGCGGCCTACATCGGGTCCGGCGTTGGATCGAAACTTGGACAGATTCGCGGATTGGTTCGCGGGTCGAATCGGCGAGTAACCCTGAGAGGTGACACATGGCAAAGAAGATGGGATATCAGGGTCTGCTGTACTACGGGACCAAGGGGGCGACTGCTGCAACGCAGGTGCTGAATCGTGTCGATGCGTCATTCGATATCGACGTTGAGACCGGATCAACAACGTCTGCAGGTGACGGCAACAGTGTGCCGATCAATACGGGTGAGGCGGTGGCACTGACCGGCAAGGTCACGTTCAATATGATCGTGGATTCAAACGATACCGCGATTGTGGCGATGGCTGCTGCGGCATCGACTGGCAATCCGATTGCGTTGCGATTCATTCGTGCCACGGGCGCAACTGGTCTCGATGCCGATTGCGTGATCAAGATGACGCAGGGTGCTCCACTCAAGGGCGAGCAGACAATCGATATCGAGGTGGTGGCGTTGTCGGCTTCTCTGCGTGCTCCACTTCTCAACGCCTAATAGCCGGATGACGGCAGGGGAATAAGCAATGTCCATGAATGTGACATATAGCGTGTCTGTCTCCGGTGCTGGGCTGTCGATCCAGTCGAGCATCATCAGGACCGGAAGCGCGGGTATCAGTCTGTTTGAGACGCTGCCTGCCGCGAAGGCTGGTACGCTCTCGACGCGGACGGACAACGACACAGGAACGCTGACTCTCGGGACGGGACACGGCATCACGGACGGCGATGTGGTTGACATCTACTGGGATGGCGGTGTTCAGCACGGAGCAATTGTCGGGACGGTGGCTGGCAACAGTGTTCCGTTCGATGGCGGGACCGGTGACAATTTGCCGGATCAGGGGACTGCGATCACGGTGATGAAACAATTGCAGGCCGGGATTCATATTCCGGGTGCAGACGTGGCGATTGCGGCGATTGAGTTCCGGACCGCGAATCGCAGCCTGCAGGTTCCGGCCCGCGTGGAGTTTTTCGACTCGGACGATTCGCTGCTGGTGGCGATGGATCTGGTTTCGAATGCGCCCAAGGTCATCGACATTGCCGGTGGTGACTCCGATCCGTTCGGCGGTACTGTCTCCTATGTGTTGGTGACACATGCCGGGTCGTCTTCGACTGAGGTCTATCAGTTGCAGGTGATCGGTACTTACGATGCAACTCCGTAGTGAATGGTGATTGATGCCGAGTTTCAAGGACCGTCTGGGGCACGAGTGGGTGGTGATGTTGGATGCGCCATCCATCGAGGAGATTCGTGATGAGCATGGCGTGAATCTGGTGGCGATTGACAAAGATCCGCTGCTGAGGTTGCGTGATGATCCGCTGGTGCTGGTCACGGTAATCTCGGTGCTGTGCCGGGAGCAGATTGCCGAACGGAAACTGAGTGCGGTGCAGTTTGCGAAGCGGTTGCCGTCTCCACCAGATCCGATGCTGGAAGCGTTGCGGGAGGCGGTTATCAGTTTTTTCCCGTCTGGTCGCGCTTCTCACGTTCGCGAGGTCATTGCGAAGTACGACGAAATGGCCTTGAAGCTCGACCAGATAGCGGAGGAGAAGATTGCGGCGATGATGAACGATCCGCAGTTGATGAAGTTGATCGACCGGAAGGCGGATCAGGTGATGAGGGAAGCGATTCGGGAGATGGGCCGCGAAGTTGGCACATGATCTACGAGGGGCATCACCTCGTGTATGTGATCGACGATGCGGACGGTGCCGAGGCGTGCTATCGATACGCCGGGATCGTGGGCGTTTCGGCTCGGAAGCATACGCTGCGGCAGCTGTGGATGATGGCTGAGGGGGTCTTGCGGCAGCGGAGAATCGACCATGTGCAGTTGGCCTGTATTGCGTTGTCGCATGGCGTGGATGTGGAACGGTATTTAGAGACCGGAGTGATTGGCGAATCGTCGGTTGGTAAGCCTCTGGAATTGACTCCGGAGATGCAGGCGAGGGTTGATGCGGAGGTCGAGCGGATTCGGCGCGAGAACCCGCACTTGCCTTCGCTGCCGGTCGTGAAATAGGAGATGTAGCAATGGCTAAAGCGGATGTGATGGCTGGCCGTGCTTACGTCTCATTGTTCGTCAAGAATGAGACCACTGCGGCGTTGGCGAAGGCCAAGAAGGAACTGCAGTCGTTCGGCAAATCGATGATGGCCGTGGGTGCGGGCGTCAGTGCCATCGGGACCGGCATCGTGGGCACGTTCGGCCTGATGGTCAAGAGATTCTCGGATGCCGGTGATGCGCTCGACAAGATGTCTGGCCGCACAGGCGTTGCAGCTGCCGCGCTGTCAGAACTGGGGTTCGCTGCCGAGCAGTCTGGCGGTTCGATCGAGGATGTCGAGTCGGCAATCAAGACTCTGCAGAAACGGCTGTCTGCTGGCGGAAGCTTGCTTGCAGCGGGCGGCCCTGTTGGTGACGTACTGAATGAGATTGGACTGAGTCTGGAGTATATTCAATCGATCAAGCCGGAGCGGCAATTCGAGACGGTTGCTGCTGCCATTGCAGGCGTGGAAGATCCATCGAAGAGGGCGGCTGTTGCGATGAAGCTGCTGGGTGGCAGCGGACGACAACTGCTCCCGATGCTGGGGTCTATCAAGGAGCTGCGGGCAGAGGCTCGGGAGTTGGGATTGTCTCCGTCTCCCGAGTCGATCAAAAACGCGGCGGATATCAACGATGCGTTTAATCGCGTCCGGCGTGTCGTCGAGGCGCTGAAATATGAGATCGGCGACGCGGTGGCCCCGGCGTTCATGAAGGTTGCCGACGCAACCACGCGTGTGGTTGTGACGGTGAGGAAGTACATTTCCGAGAACAAACCACTCATCGTCACGGCGCTGAAGGTCGGTGCCGTGCTGGCGGCTGTCGGGACGGCGATCATTGCTGCAGGTGCGGCCATCTACGGCGCCGGCGTGGTGATCGGCGGGTTCCTGACTGCGCTGTCGGCCATTGCGAGCGTAGGGACGATGGTTGCTGCCGTGTTCAGTGCGATTGGTGTGACGTTCGGTCTGCTGTTGACTCCGCTGGGTGCTGTGGTCGGTGCGTTGATTGCTGCTGGTGCGGCATGGGCAACGATGACGACGGCTGGACGGGATGCTGTCTCCGGTCTGCGGCAGATTGTCACCGGTGCATTCGGTGCGATCAGTGAGACGGCTTCATCGACAATCGGGGGCATTCTCGATGCGTTGCGGTCTGGAGATCTGGAATTGGCCGGACGTGTGGCGATGACGGGTCTGCAGTTGGCGTTTGCTCAGACTCTCGACGCGATCCACGCTCTGTTTGGCGAGACGTGGGGGACGTTGGCGGAGGAGCTATTGACGGGGGACTTTGCCGGCGCGTGGTCCACATTGGGGGCTGCGATTCTGGATACGCTGGCGAACGTGGCGGGCGGCATGGTCAGTCTGTTTACGGGTGCGGCTGATGCGGTGCTCGCGAAGTGGCAGCAGGTCGTCAACGGAATCAGTGATTTGATCTTGGAAGCGGCGTCTGGCGGCGGTGCTCTGGGGTGGGCATTCGAGCAGATCAGCGGCGTCAACATGCAGCAGGAGGTTGAGCGTGGCCGGGCGATTGAGCAGCAGCGGCGTGCTCGTGGGATGGCTGCTGATGTGGGCGGTGGCCGTGCTGAGGATCCGTTTATTGCTGGTCTGCGGGAGCGTGTCAAAGCTTTAGGCGAGGCGATGAATGAGCAGATGGCAGAGAGTATTGACGCAACTGGCAGCGCGTTGGAATCACGAACTGGCGGGCGGGCAAAAGCGGTCAGTGAGAGCGTGCGGAAACTGCAGGAGGAGTTGCAGAAACTGCGGGCTGATGCGGCCAAGCAAACATCGGCTATGTCGTCGGTGCGGTCTGCAGCAGCGGGTGGTGACGATGGGTTGCCGGAAGTGGTCTCTGGCGGTGCATCGGTCGCGAGCTTTTCGTTGGCAGCATTGGCAGCGACGGCAACGCGGAGCTTCGAGCAGAAGCAGTTATCAGCATTGTCCAAGCTGACTGAGCAGGGAGAGGACGATATCGAGATGATGGGCGAGCTGGTTTCGACCGTCAAAGGCTGGAGCTTGCATCACGCATGAGAATCATTCCGATCACTGACGGCATTGAGATGAATGGCAATCCGCCATCGGCAATGTACCGTTACAAGGTTGTTGATGTGTTCGACGTCGAGACCGCCACATCGTTCGCGTTGGTGTCAACTGCGGCGTTGGTTGCGACTCCATACGGCGTCTTGTACCGCAACGATGTGCGGATGCGGCGGGCGGCATATAATCAATGGATGGTGGAAGTCCCGTACGGAACGCGGCAGAGCGAGGTTGGCGAATGGACATGGGATTTCGATACGACGGGCGGGACGGTGCATATCACGCAGGCCCGTGAGGAGGTGGCCCGGTATCCAGCAGACACGGCACCGGATCAGCAGGGGGTCATTGCCGTTGATGGCGATGAGGTTCGCGGTGCCGAGATCGTGATCCCGGCGATGAAGATCAACGTCACATATCGGCATCCGCTGGGGATTGTGACGCTGGCCTTTGCCAAGGCTCTCAGCGAGATCACCGGGACGGTCAACAGCACGCCGTTCCTGTCGTATAGTCCGGGTCAGGTCTTGTTTCTTGGTGCTCGGGGGTCTGATGGAACGAGTGCGGATGCGAGCGTGAGTTATCAATTTGCGATGGCCAAGAACGAGACGGGCGTAACGATTGGGAGCGTGGGCGGAATCGCGAAAAAAGCGTGGGATGTGGCGTGGGTTCGCTATCGTGACACGGTGACGGTGGCGGACGGTGAGGATAGGCCAACACGGATTCCGCAGTATGTCTATGTGGATCGGGTGTACGAGGAAATCGACATGGCAGCAGCTCTAGGATTCGGCGCATGACACCACTGAATTCGGACGGCAAGGCGTCTCCCGGTGCTCCGTTTGTTCCGCCACGGGCAAAGCTCTGGAACAGCATGATTGATGCTGGTCGGGACTACGAGCAGAGTCGGTTGTCGGCTGGTGCTCCGGATCCGCTGAAGGGTCGGCAAACGGATCTGCTCAAGTGCCTGAATGCGAGCGGATCGAGTCGGCGGCGTGGTGAGGTGCTGGCATTCGACGGCAAGGCGATTGCGGACCTGTCGAATGAGCATATGTGGCTGACCGGAGTTGCACCGTATGCAGGGTCATATTTCGGGCTGCTGAGAGATCCGGCTGCGGATGGCGATGTCGTGTCCGTGCAGGTGTCCGGCGTGTGCATGGCGATTGTCGATGTGCAGAACAGCGGGCATCGTCGGGCAAGTGCAGTTGAGGGGGAGTATGTGCTGCGGTCCGATGAGGACGGACCGATTGAACTGCTGTATGTTCCGGACGAGCTGGGCGAGCAGGAATGCGCCGTGCGGTTTTCGTCGTCGATTCCGGACACCGGCGGAGGTTCCGGTTCAACGGCGGTCTGTCAATGTCTGCAGCGGTACGGATATTTCCCGCCTCAGGTGCCGGAGAAGTTCTCGCACAATCAGCCGTATCGGTGGGTGTTCGTCGGTGTGCTGGAATGGCTGGCTGAGAACGGTGTCGTTGTGTCGTCGTTCGATGGCGAGGATCTGACCCTCAGCGGGTTTCAACTGGTCTGGGAGACAGACACGCCAGTCAATACATGGGTCAGCCCGCCGATGTCTCGGACGTGCCCTGATTCGTCTCCGGTGGTTGAGGATGAGTATTTCGCGGTACTGACGGAAGATCCTGTTTACGGCTGGAAACTGAGGATCGCAATGGCCGATGACGTGGAGCCGAATTGCGACGATCAGATTGATGTGACGTGGGTTTGCTCGCATCCGTTCACGCCTCAGCCGGATAGAACGAATTCAATGCACATTCTCGATACGGAGAGCAAGCGGCGTGGAGACTTCAGCCCTTACGAGACTGATTATGTGGATCCACCGACACGATGCAATTACTGCCTCTTCCCGGCGATTGATCGCACTTCGCTGAGTTGTCCATCCCCGAATGTTCGGGAATTCGATCCGCTTCCCAACGTGGTGGGAATTCAGACCAATGCAGACAATGTGTTCTCTGGATGGATCGACTTTCCATATGATCTGGAGACAAGAATCAACTACACGCACGCGCGAGAGGCAGCACACTCGATCTTCATGAGAATGAAGGTGTTGCGATTATTTAACCGCACTTCAAATAGCGTCTTATGGAGGGCCAACTTGGGATTTGCTGCAGACGAGGAATTTGACATTGACGTCTATTGGGACGGCAACACAGTCCACCAGAAATTCAAGCTGACATTCGGGAACACATACTATACGGGATCGTACTGCGAACTGTATGCAGGCTGCGGGCTAAATCAATCTCCGTTGCCGGATGAATACGTTCCGCCGCCGAATTACCCTGTCACTGCCACGCGGCGAATGGTTCTTCGGATGAGTGGAACATTTGAGCTGACAGAGCAGCCACCGCTGTCTTCTGCACCATTCAATTTCCCAGTAGTGATCGCGATAAAGTTTGTTGCCTGCCGGTACTACACATACACATCACCGTCTCCCGGAGATACTTGGTGGATGACTGCAATTGGTGTCGACGAAGACACTAGCAATTGGCACTTCGATCAAATGAATAACGCATTTCCGGACGCTATGAACTACAGAATTCAAGATGGTTCTCAGGTGTGGACTCCGTCGGCACCGATCTATCTCGTCAATGCTGAGGGATAATGCGCACGGTCAGGATCGGCGGACGAACATTGCATCTCAGCGAGACGGCCCCTGTCGAGGTCAAGGCGGAACGTCCGGCCTGTCTCCACCTCGGACGGCTCCTCGGGCACGAACCGGCCAATTGCTGCGGCGGAGTGCAGGCAATCCATGCGTGCGGATATCACGGACACTGCACCCCGGCCGCATGTCGCGATTGCCGGGAATACGACCAGCCGAAACCGCTGCTGGCCCGCTACGATCTCCCTGCCGATCCGGTCGAGGTCACCATCGGTATCCCTGTGCGCGGGCAGATTGACCTGCTGTCCGCAGTCCTCGATCTCCATCGACTGCAGCGGGGGATCGTCCCCCGGTTCCTGCTGGTCGATACGGGGACGCTGCAACCGGAACTGGACAGGCTCCGGGAACTGGCTCAGGAGCCGGACGTGACGCTGATTACGCTGCCGAGCGATCCTCAGCCGGTGCATCTCTCTCAACCGGTCTGCGATGCGATGCAGGTGATCTGGGATGCCTGCTCAACGGCCCTGCTGCTGCAGACTCACAGCGATTGTCTCCCCGCCAGTCCGTTCTCGGTGTGGGATCTGGTCCGGCAACTCGATCAACGCACGGTGGCAGTCGGTTATCAGATGTCTCCGCGCCGGGAGCATGGACACTGGAACTACCGGCAGATGGTCAGTCATACCTTCACGCTGTTTGATCGGGACCGGATCGGAGACCTGAACCATTCGATGCTGGCTGCCTGTTCAGCGATTGGTCCGTCTGCGGTCCGGGAGTATTACGATTCCCGGCGCGTCAACTGGCCTGATACGGAATGCGGGTTCAATCACGCATTGAATCAGTTGGGGTACACGGTCGGGAATGGCATCCGGCTGCTGGGTCCGGAGCGGAACCACACGCTGGACAAGGTGCCGCACTACTGGCACGTCCGGAGTCTGCCGAGTTCCGCGTTGTACGCTCGCCACTATCACCAGCGGGCGCAGGGGTGGGCTGCTGAGGCGATCCAGCAGGCGGCGTTGTGGTCTGAGCAGCGGTCATCTGAGATGGCTGCAGATTTGTGAAATGGCGTGTTGCCGGATGCCTGCTGCGGTCTACCATCGGACACGGAACGATTACCCAGCAGGAGCCGAAATGCACGCGGTCAATTACAGCAGGAGCCGAAATGCACGCGGTCAATTACCCTGTCGATCTCAAGCGGGCGGACATGGACGGCCTGCACAATACCCTGATGGCGGTCCTGCACATCGCCAAAATGGATATCGATCTCTACTGCGGGACGAATCCGCAATGCAGGCCGCGTGACACAACGCCGGTGCAGAAAGAGGCCCTGAAGCACGCTCTGTTTGCGTTGCGGTGGCTGCATGATGCGTGGCCGGAGAATGATCGGATCAAATACAGTTGGCTCTGCGAATACAGCGGCGTTGAACCGGAAGATGCTCGAGAATCGTTTCTGTCTCAGTGGAGTGGTCTGCCGAGATTCGAGCGGCTGTGCAATCTGTATCGCGAGTGGCTGGCGATGGAAGCTCAGGCCCGCATTGATCGTGAGTTGACGGAGCATCAGCAGTACATGGCGAAGTTCGCGCCGAAACTGGATGTTGTCGAGCGGGCGAAAATAGCTTACGAGTCAATTGCGGCGGTCGGTGAATTTGCGTTGATTTACACGGACGTGTTCCGGTGGTCGTCACAGCATGGAGTTGATCCGGCGCACTTGTTCGCATCGAAGCAGGTTCGGCTGGCGGAAAAGCGTATGGTTCCGCTGCTGGCTGCGTGCTATAGCCATCTGCTGGTCTGTGGCTACATGGCTCGCGATGTGGGCGCTGCAATGGGTGTGCATCCGCGCGACGTATCGAACACGGTGCGGGCTTATCGGTACGCCAAGCGGGTTTATCGGACCGGAAAACAGGACCGCATGTTTTGGGTTCCGTACGAGAAGTTCGTGGCCCCGGACTGGGCGAGGCGTGTGCAGCGAAAAAATCCGGAATCGTAAGTGGTCCGGGTCCGTTTGCAGTCTACCATCCGGCTCTGGCTGATTTCGTGTCTTGGCGATGATGGATTTCAATGGGTAAACAACTGCAGGTGAGTGTGTCGGTCGAGTTGAGCGTGGCGGAGGCTCGGAAACTGGAGGCGTGCGAGGCGGACATCAATCGTGGCGGTGAGATGGTGGCCCGTGCGTTGCAGGTGATCCGAGACGAGAAGCTGTATCGGGCTGAGTATCCGACGTTTGAGCAGTATTGCCGAGAGAAGCTGAACAAGGGGCGGTTGTGGGCTCATCGCCAGATCATGCACATTGAGGTGCTGGCGTTGATAGCCGGTGATGTGGCCAGCGATGAAGGAGCCGATTCAGAGCCGGACGATTCAAGCGAAGCGGAGCAAAATGGAAATCTAGGGAAGCCGAAAAGTGAAGATGGGGTAGTTTTGTATCCCTTGGGATACAAAACTGGCGACAAAAACGGAGAGACTAAGCCAGCCGAGCGGAAACAGAGGCTGGAACTTCCGGAGCGAGTCACGCGCGAGCTTTCCGGACTGACTCGGGACCAGATCAACGCCGTGCTGGAAGCGGCACAAGCGGACGGATCGAAGCTGACCGCGAAATCTGTCCGAGCTGCACGCGAGAAACTGTTTCCGGCCCCGAAGTCAGAGCCGGTCAAGGAGGAGTTGCGAGACGAACTCGGGCTGGTGATTCCGGAGTCGATTCACGAGGTGGCGCAGACATCGGCGGCAATCACGAATCTGCGGTCGATGGTGTCGGGCGTCAAAAGGGAACTGAAGCGGTTACGCGGTCTGCGTGGTGGTGAGCATCTCCCGCAGGAACTGGAGGTCGACAATCTGGATGCTGGTCTAGCGTGTGCGAGGTTCTGGACAACGTGCCCGATGTGCGATGGGTCCGGTTGCGTGTCGTGTCGCAATCTGGGATGGCTACGTCGCGGCGTCATTATGTCGAATAAGGTCAAACAGGCGTTGATTGCACGCGGCGCGAAGATGGAGTAACGGCGATGCGGCAGCATGAACTGTTCGAACCGAAGATCGTCGACGTAGAGGCCCTGCGCGCAGAGGCTGCACGGAACGCGGCAATCACCCTGCGACCGTACCAGATCGATGCCGTCTGCTGGTCGATCGAGCAGTTCATGTCCGGCATTAAATCGACTCTGGTGGTGCTGCCGACTGGAACCGGGAAAAGCGTTGTATTTGCGGAGGTCATGAGACGCTGGGCGAAGGCGAACGGCAAGCGGATCCTGCTGTTGGCCCATCGTCGGGAGCTGCTCACGCAGGCGGTCGGGCATAGTGCTCGGGCTGGGATGTCCGGCGAACTGGAGATGGCCGACAATACGGCATCGAGGGCTGCAGAAGTGGTCTGTGCATCGGTGCAGACGCTGGTGTCCAAGAAACGATGTGGACCATGCAGGGGAACTGGCCAGTTGAACGATGCGGCCTGTGCATATTGCGGCGGGCGTGGCAAGGTTCCGCGATACGAACAGTTTCATCCGGGTGACTTTTCGCTGATCGTGACGGATGAAGCGCATCACGCAACTGCCCGCATGTATCGGCAGGTCTATCAGTGGTTCACGCAGAATCCGGACGTGCGGCATCTCGGTGTGACGGCAACTCCACGGCGTGCTGATGATGTCGGGATGCACAACATATTCGATGAGGCGTGGGACAAAATCCCGTTACCGGTCGCGATTGACGAGGGCTGGCTGGTTCCGCTGCGGCAGATGTTCGTGCGGTGCGAGTCGTTGAAGTTCTCTGCGTCGATTGAGAAGACGCGGGGCGGTGACTTTCGCGAAGAAGATCTTGAGAAGGCCTATCTCGGTGGAAGTGCAGACGAGGAGAAGCGGCTGCTGCATGAGGTGGCGTATCCGGTCGCGAACGAGGCGAAGGGTGGCAAGACATTCATCGTGTTTGCGGCCTCGGTGGCGCATGCGGAGAAACTGGCTTCTGAGCTGGATTCTTACCCTCATCTCAACGGCAGAATCGAATTGCTGTTGGGTAACACGAATGACGATGAACGGCGCAGGATTCTCAAGCGAATGCGGTCCGGTGAATCGGTCGGTCTTGTGAATTGCGGGGTCTGCACTGAGGGATTTGACCTGCAGCAGATCGAGATTGTGGCGATTGCACGGCCTACGAAATCGGAGTCTCTCTACCTGCAGATGATCGGGCGGGGGACGCGACCGTTGCCGGGAACTGTGGACGGTCCGGAGACTGCCGAGAAGCGGCGGGCGGCGATTGCAGCGAGTGCTAAACCGTTCTGCCTTGTGATGGATTTCGTGGGCGCATCGGGTGCGTTGAAGCAGCAGACATTGGGTAGTGTGTTGAGTGGATTGCCGCTGGATGACGAGGATCTATTGGCGGCGATGGATCGGGCGTTGCGTGATCAGGTAGCGGCGGACATGCAGGCGCTGATTACGCAGACGAGAGAGGAGCGATTAGCCGAGGCTGAAGAGAAGGCCCGGAAGATGCGTGAGGCTCGGGAACGGGCTGAGGAGGAGCGTCGGGTCAAGGCGTCGGGAGTCTATGCGTCTGCTGGTGAATATACACGCGATCCGGTTCCGATGTTCATGGGCAAGAGGTTTGATGCCTTTGCCGATTACAAGCCGACACCGACTGGGGCAACGCAGAAGCAAGTGAATCTGCTGGTGAAGATGTACGGCGTCGATCCGGCAACGGCGATGGCGTATAGCAAAAAACAGGCGACGGCGGTGATTGATGCCTATATCAAGAAGCAATCGAATGGTGCGCCGATCAAAGGGCTGATCCGCAATAAGTTTGCCGGGCGATGTGCGGTCACTGGCCAGCGTGTGGAGCGTGAACAGGGCTGGGTCCGGAAGAATGATAACGGCAAGTGGGAGACGATTTCGGACTCCGCAGCCAAGGCGATGGCGAGACAGAACAGCAGACCGCAGCAGGTGCGATCTGATAACTACGATGATGCAGCGTTTTAGGAGAATGATCGATGCAGAGACCAGATATCACGTTTGCCGAGTACCGCAAAATCAAGGCGCTGAATCCGTCGACGTTGGTTCACGGGCGGGTCTCGATGAAGCACCTGTTGCATGCGTGGAACAATCCCGGAGAGGAGACGGACGATATGCGCATCGGGACATTGACGCATATGTTGTGCTTCGAACCGGACCGTGTGCTGGATGAAGTGGCGGTGTGGGATGGCGTGCGTCGCGGCAAGGAGTGGGTGTCTTTTCAGGCGGAGAATGCAGGCCGATTGATCATGACAGAGAAGCAATCGGAAGCGGCTGCGGCTGTGGCTCAGAGCGTGGTGAAGCATCCGCTGGTGCAACGCTATATCGAGCAGGGGTTGTTTGAGTACACGGTGCAGACGGTGGAGCATGGCCTGCGTTGCAAGGGGCGTATCGACTGGATCGGTACGACGCCGGGGTTTAATTGCCTGATGGATCTGAAGACGTGCCGGGATGCGCGGGCGTATCAGTTCGGTGCGTCGGCTGCATCGTTCGGCTATCACGTCAAAATGGCTTGTTACTGGCGATGGTTCCGGGAGACGACTGGCAAAGATCCCGGCAAGGTTCTGTTTGTCGCGGCAGAGAAGAAACCGCCGTTTGATGTGGTGGTTTACGAGATGTCGGAGCATCAACTGGAAGAGGGCTGGAAGATCGCGAGCGGCATCATCGAGCGTGTTGCCGAGTGCGTGGAGACTGGCCATTTCCCGGGGATTGCGGACGACCTGCAGCAGCTCGAATTGCCGGCCTATGCGTACTCGGGAGAGATGGACGTTTTCGATGAGGATGACGCATGAGGATCGTGTTTCCGTTGCCGATGGAATTAACGAACAACAACGATGGGCGTGGGCATGCGTTCTGGCGTAGTAATAAAACTCGCAATCTGGCCGAGTCGTTGCTGCGGTCTATGATCTGTTGCATGCGTCCGTTTAGCTCGCCGGTTCGAATCCGGGTGGTGCGTGTGCTGGGTCCGGGTCAACGGCTATGGGACTTCAGCTCGGTGTTGCGTGGCAATTGGAAGGAAATTGAAGATGCGATGGTGGCGGTCGGGCTGTTGCATGACGACGGCCCGAAATGGGTCACGGGTGTGATCGGTGAGCAGGACAGCAGCCGGAGAAAATGCGGACCGGCTGTTGATGTGATTTTTGAGTTTGACCAACAGTGAGGTGCCTATGCTGATTCGTTTCAAAACTCTGGATCTGGTGGACGTGATTGAACCATTCAAATCGATGGAGCGGCACGGTCCGGGAGCGGCAGTGAAAGTCGGCCTGATCAACGGTCGATATGTGTCAGAGGAGACATGGCTGCGTGTGGCAAGTGATCTCCGCAAACATCTTGCTAGCCCTTGCGAGGAGCGGATCGATGAGTGATTCGAAATTCGAGTACGGTACCGATTTCCTCTACGCCGAAGACCTGCTGCAGGGTGGCCAGTTTCAGACTGTCAAAGTGCAGATCAGCGAGGTCATCGAGCCGGGAACGATTCGGGCGGCGAATGGCAAGCCGGTCGATAAATGGATTCTCCGGTTCGCTGGCAAGTCTAAGCAACTGGCGATGTGTGATACGAACATGAGGCTGGTGCATTTAATCACTGGGCATCCGCCGGGGTCAGCGTGGATCGGCAAAACGATCACGCTGCAGGTCCGGGTTGTGGAAGCATTCGGTGACAACGTGATTGCTGTGCGGGTCATTCCTGCAGCTGGGACACCGCTGCGGAAATCGCTCCTGAAGCGGCTTGGTTCGAAGGCCGTGTTTAAGTCGGAGCATGCATGAGCCAGATCCGGGTTGAGCGTTTTTTTCAGTGCCTGAACGAGTGCCGCGACTGGTCGGACTGGGAGCAGTTGCATACTCGATTCAGGATGGTCGAGCAGTGGATGAGCCTGCGTGAGCGTGATCAGGCTGTGATCGGTTTGGAGCGAAAGGCAATAGAGCTGGACATGGCAGAATACATCGAGCGTGAGGAGGCGTTGCAGTGGGTGTGCCTCGGGCTTTATTTGGCGTCGGAGGAGCATCGGGAGAAGATGCCTGCTGCTGATTTCGATTCGCACATCAGGCTGATTATCGACGGCCTGACGAATCGGGAATGGGGTCACGAGCACGAGCAGAATATGTGCGTGCTGCTGGGTGTCGTTCGGCAGGGGAAAGAGAAACTGATCGATGCGATTGCCCGGACGTTGCGAGAGGATGGAGAGGCCCGGCGTCTGAATGGGAAGGCAACTGGCTTCGGTGGCAAGCGGTGGGAAAGGCTGTTTCGGATCAAGGAACAGCGTGCAAAACGGACGGGAGACGCATCATGAGGCGGTTCAATAATCCGTGGATGCATGTGCGGACGGCAACTCGCAAGGATCTGGACGATATCTGCCTGCTGGATCACGCTTGCTACGGAGACCTTTACAACGGACGGAAACTGCTCAGGGACGCATTGCGGGACAGGACGCAGAGTGTTGTTGTGTGGGTTGATTGCGGCGCGGATGTGTATGGCTTTGGACGTGTTGATTGCTGTGGTCCGATTGCGTTTATTGATGTCTGCGTGCGCCCAGAGAACAGGCGGCAGGGGATCGGATCGCAGTTGCTGCAGCGGTGCCTTACGATGGAGCTTCCCAGCAGAATTGAGTCGGTGCAATCAACCGTGATGGGTGTGAACCTCGACGGCCAGCTGTTCCTGCGTGAGTTCGGCTGGCGGTCAATTGGTAGTCACGAGTTGGACGGTCATGACGTGATCGTGTTCGAGTGGGACGGCTCGACATACCCATTGCAAAAGAGGCGGGAACAGCAGCGGCAATAGACCTGATTAGCGGAACAACCAGAGCCATTGCCTGACGTGGCATCACCAGCGTAACAGCTGGAGTCAGGCACGCAGCTGCAGCCGATACGATGCAGCTCCCGCGATCAGGTGAGGTGACGACGAACGGCCTGGTCCAGTCGAGAGACTGAGGGCGCAGTGACGGGTATCGTTACGACTGCGTAATCAAAACCAGTGACGATCGAAGCGACGGCTTACGGCGGTTTGCAGGATCACCGACCCCTCTGCGGGGTCGGTGCGCTCAGGCATTGCCGACAATTTGCAGAATTATGTGTGGTCGAGTTTGGGTATCAATCTACAGTCTTTTGAGGTGCATCATGAGTGACTACGGAATCGAGTATGTGTTGGGCATGCTGTCTGGCATGTTGCTGGCCATCATGATCGGGTGGCTGGGGATACTGATATTCGATCGGGACTAGGTATCGACTGCGAGGCGTACACGGTGTATGTTTTGGACGGGGAAAATATGAGCCAATCGACGATCGCTGTTGTTGCCGCTGCCGTGCTGCTGGTGTTGCAGGTGGGTTGGCCGTGGTTCTCTGGTCTGTCCAAGTGGCTGATCGGCTTGCTTCCGGCGTGGAGGTCTGGCAATGGTTCGGCTCCTCCAGCGGCCACGGTGCGGCTGACTGATCTGTCTGCGATCCGGCGTCAATTGGATCGGATTGAGGCGTTGCTGACAAAGGATTCTGGCAATGAATGAGCTGCGGAAATCGGTGCTGCAGGCGGTGATGTTCGGTCTCGGGATCATGGCCGGAATGGATCTGCAACGTGATCAGTCTGTGACTCCGGCTCCGGGACCGATCGAGATCCGGGAGGATTCGAGTGGGCGGGAAGTGGCCGATGCCTATATTCGACTACTGGCCCGGCAGCTGGGTCGGAACGATGATTTTGCCGGTCTGGTGCGTGATCCGAGTAAGTCCGGTGCAGACCTGCAGGCAGAGTGGATTAAGCGTGCGCAGTTGGCTCATGCAGCGGCCGCTGAGGTGGTCGACGCGGCGTTAGAGGCGAGGGTGAAGGCGGGTGATCGTGAGGCGTTGGCAGAGTGGATTCATAGCGGCGTCATGCAGTGGCGTCGGATTGGGGGTGATCAGTGAGGATTGGTGAGCTTGTTGCGATGGTGCATGGTTTGCCAATCAAAGGCAGCGACAGGTGCTTTTTTTGCGGACTCCCAGCAGACAGGGAGTTTAAGGTCAGTTCGCTGTTTGTGAACTGGAGGGATGTGGCCAACAGATCTGGCAAGTATCGCTGCGCTGGCTGCGAGTTGAGTCAGTCAGAGTCGATGGATATTGCTGGACACGAGAAGAAGCAGAAAGCGAGGAACTATTCGTGGGTCATAGACTCGCGTGGAATGCGTCCGTACAGCAAATCGCACATAGCGGAATTGCGGAATTCTGTCATGAATCCGCCAGAGCCGCCGTATGGAATTTGCATCGCGAAGAGTGGCCAGAAAGTCATTCTCTACAAGACTCCGGTCGTTACAGATAAGCGATGGCCCGCGCTGCAGTTCGAGGATATGACAATCGCTTACGACGCGATCGAAATCCTCAGGCTGTTTGACATGGCTTCGCAGGTTGTAGTAGCGATTGGTAAGCCAGCACTGCTTGGCGAGTTGACACCAGCGAGATTCATGAAACTAAGCGAAGTGCATGGAGTGGACACAGCCATTGAGCTGTCTAGATGGTTCGATCGCGTAGACGAGCCGGTGTTTCAGTTGGTTGCTTTTTTGGCACCATCAAAGGAGGAGGTCACATGCTTGAAAAGTTTGACGCGGCAAGATTCCGAAGGGAGCTTGCTGGACTCTGCGACATCACCAGCTACGAGTCAGAGTTCTCAGAATCATGCAGAGCGAAAGCAACGGACATTGTGGAATTGATTGCGATAGCGTTCAATCGCGATAGGCTAGATCCTGTGACGATATGGGATCGCACTAAATCGGCACTAGAGAAAGCCATTGAGGAATCGTCGCAAGGAGACATGATAGGGTTCGTGAGCACATGCCTTAATCACGTGATGGCAGACGCCAACGCTGTGGTGGGCAACAAGAGGCTCGTGCAGATTCAGGAGTCCCTGTACCACATGAGCGGAGACGAGGCGACAGCGGTGACGCGATACATGGCGACTCACCTGCTTCCGTGCATTGTTTTTGGCCGTCAGCAATTCGAGGCAAACAGAAGCAAAAAGGCTGGTGCATAATGAGACAAGACAGAATCAGATTGATGCTGAAGGCCCTGTCTCCTGTGACTCACCAGAGGGGGTCTGTCGGGAATGAGTCGCTCGTGAACACTGAGCAAGTGCAGACTCCGTGCGGAATCGTGAATGTTCCAGTCCTGTCGGGGAACGCGCTTCGGAAAATGGTCCGGATTCATGCAGCGCATGACTTGGGATGGTCCGATTTAACAAAGCGAGAAGTGGCGTTGCTCTACGGTGGCGGGAATGAGCGATCGAAGGGCGGGCAGCCTTCGTTGCAGATTCGTGGCGACATTGCCAGCACATTTCCTGCACTGGCACTACTGGGATGCTCGACGGCAGATGACATTATCCCAGGTGCCATGAGCGCAGACCGAGGCATTCTCGTTTGTCGAGAAAACGCTAGCCGCGCACAGGCAATGTACCCGGAGTTGCAGTGCGACGAATGGAAGTCGGTTGGCCCGGCTTCGCAGTTTGTTGGGCGATGGCAGTATTTCAGGCATGACCCACTGTTATCTGGAGTGTCTGGCCTGCATGGTGAGTCAGACTACACTGGCAACTCATCGATGCCGTTCGGTGGCACATGTGTGATACCCGGTGCGATATTTTTAGCCGAGTTTCGCATCACTTTTTCGACAGATGTGCTGGCAGGCTGCCTGCTCAATGCCATCTCGATGTGGCAGGGTTCGGGCGGCGTGCTAGGTGGTCAGGGATCGCGCGGGCACGGACGGTTCGCGTGCTACGTTGACAGTACCGCTAATGTGGAATCGTGTGTCGCTGCCTACGTTGCCAGCCGGGAAGCAAACCGCGAGTCGTGCAGGGAGATTGTCAGGAGTATTGCGTCATGAACGTGAAAGTGACTGCGATGCTGACGTCTCCACTTGTGTTGTCGGCTGAGGGCTATGGTCCTGAACTGGACGCAGTTGTTGAGTGGTGTATTGCGCAGCGGCAGCGAACGATTTCAGAGAGTTCTGGTGGAAGGCATCTAGCGAGGATGTCGAGGGCAGATGCGATCAGCAAACCGGGCACTCTGTGGACACCGTTTGAGCGAGAGTCGCACGGCAAGTTGGTGATCCCAAGAGTGTCTTCCTGCATTCTGCCGGAACACTCTGAGCATCACGACTACATAGCCAAGCGGTTCCCGCTGGAGATGCTCCCGGCGATGGGCGCGGGCGATAGAACTGGGAAGGTGAACATCACTGGCGGCGAGTACAAGTCGTGGTATTTGCCACTGAGGACAACAGTTGTTGATCGCATCTGCTGGTTCGCGGCGCTGAGGAGCAGAAAGGATCTCGGGGATGCTCCAATGAGTGTTCTGCGGCGATGGCTGAAGCGGGTCAGCGCAGTGGGCAAGAAGTCAGCGCACGGGTACGGCAGGGTTGTTGAATGGAGAGTTGAGCCGATTGAGCATGATTATTCGTGGTTTGCCGATTCTCCATGCGGCCAAGTCCTGATGCGGCGACTGCCAGTGAACCTTATCACAGACAACGTCATTGGGTGGAGGCCGTGGTACGGTGGCTGCTGTCCACCATACTGGGAGCGGTCATTTCACGTGGAGATAGCCGTACCATGTTAATTCAATCGGCAAGGCACACAAAGCGAGACTTGGCCATCTGGGCGGAGCAGGAGAGGGCGGATGCCGCTCATTCGAACTCTGCGATGCTATGGAGGAACTATAATCGCTGCCTTGAGTACATGCGTGAATCGGCAGCAGATGCAGGTTACGTTTCCGTGTCGTGGGGAAAAGATTCTGTTGTGTTGGCTCACATGGCTAGTGTGGTGTGCCCCAAGCTGCCACTGGTCTGGATTAAGGTGTTGCCAATTTACAACCCGGAGTGTGAAATTGTTCGCGACGTATACAATCGCACTGGCCTGCAAACATATGAGGAGATCACGGTGGCCTGCACTCTCGATGAGACGGGATGGCATGCGACTGGAACCTTAGAGTGTGGAGTGCAGGAGGCTTCGCGCCGACATGGAAAACTCGCAATGACAGGGGTCAGGGCTGAGGAGTCGTCATCGAGGTATCTGCGAGTCTGGACACATGGCATCACTACGCGAGCAACCGTGTGTCCGCTGGCGTACCTGACAGCCAAGGATGTGTTCGCAATCCTTTACGCAAAGAATCTTCCTGTGCATCCAGCGTACGCGATGAATGGCGGCGGAAGATGGACGAGACAGCAGTTGAGGGTTGCTAGCCTTGGCGGAGCGAGAGGCGAAGGACATGGGCGATCTCAGTGGGAGCGCGAGTATTACGGGGACGTTCTAGGAAGAATTGAGTCACACAGAATGGTGAGAAAATGACAGAGCGGCAGACAACGACAATCAGCACGGCTGAGCTGCGGGAGAATCTCTCGGAGATGCTCAACGTGGTGATTTATCAAGGCGACCGAATCGAGATTACCCGTCATGGGAAATCCGTGGCGGCGATTGTCCCGATTGACGATTTGGAACGACTCGAACGTCTCGACAAAAAGAGGGCTGCGCGATGCCGGGATTGATTCAGAACGATGCCTTGCGGACTGAGATTGAGGCGGACTTGCCGCGTGCAGCGTCGTTCAATCTGAGCGATCTGCGTGACTGGGAGGCGCGGCTATTGGCCCGTGATGATCCACGGAAGCAGTACCGATTCGAGCGTCAGCATCGCAACGACTGTCAGGCTCATTCGGCAACGTCATCGCGTGAGTTGTGCATTCTGGCTGAGACCGGAAACGTGGTGCAGCTCAGTCGTGCGGCGGCGTACTTGCGATGCGAGCAGTACGACGGCGGTGTCGGTCGCGATCAGGGAACGTCCATGCAATCGGGCGTGAAGATGATGACTCGGGACGGGTGCCCGCTCGAATCGGCATGGCCTTACGGTCCGTACGATCCGCGTGGATTTGCTGCACAATGGGCACGGCATGCGGACGCGGCGAAGGCTCAGATCCACACTGGCGAGGTCGTGACAGCTCCCGATTTCAGGACGTGTCTGGCCATTATCGCGGTGGGTGGTGCGATTCATTTCGGGTGTCCGTACAACCCGCGTGCATGGGGCGTGACCGGCGACAGTGCGGACACGGCGTTGCGTTGGTCTGATTCGGGTGGTGGCCATGCGATGGCGATTGGCTGGGCGAGGAGGAAGGGAACCGAGTGGCAGCTTGAGGTGTTCAATAGCCATGACTCGGGGCAGTATCCGAATACGAGAGTTCCCGGAAATCATTTCTGGGTAACTGAAGGCTGGTGGAAGTCGCTGCTGCAACGGAATCGGTACGGGGCATATGGGTTTGTTCCGAGTAAGGCTGTGGAACGATATTACGATCCGACTGTCAGCGTGATGACAGGCAACAAGCGGCAAACATCCTGAGACGGAGCGAACACAATGCGATATCTGGTCCTATGCGTCCTGTTGGCTGGTTGCAGTCCGGAGGCAACATCTCCGGTAGTGTTCTCGGAGATCGATTTATTGCGGCGTCAGGCAATCGCGGCTGAATCGGCTTCGGTCTCGGCAGCGGCGTCGGTGCAGCATCAAGTCGATGCGTTGAGCCGGTTGGATCAGATGGTCTTTGCCATCGAGGAGAACACGCAGTCGATTCAGGAGCTGTTGCGAGAGATCCGGGTAAGGGAGCAGGAGCCGAATCCCGCTGGCCCCGTAGATCCGCTGATAGTGATTCCGGACGGTCGGGAGATCGAAACTCCGGAGGGATCACCTCTGCAGGCAGGAGACAATGCGGAGACGAGCGGGCGCGGAACAGAGCTGGCCCCGTCAGGCGGAATGGAGTCCGCCGAATATTATCCTCTAGTCGTCGGTGGCCGTTCGGGCGTGGCGTTCGGTCTCGGTGGCAATCGGGCGTTGAGTGTGCGGCACATCGGGAGCGGTGCCGGATCGATTCGGGTTCGTGGCCGGTGGCTGCCATGCCGTGTGCGTGCGTTGCCGGATCGGGACATGAGTGTCGTTGAGGTCGATGGCGTATCGTTTCTGCCGCGTGTGGTGGGTTCTGGCGTGCGTTCTGGTCAGGCGGTGTATTTTGTGTCGGGTCGGACTGGGCAGCGGTTCCGTGGCCGCGTGGAGAGGCTTGAGCGGTATCAGGGAATGCAGCAGGTCCGGTTTCGTGTTCTGGACGGCCCGGGAGTCTATCCGGGCGACAGTGGGAGTCCGGTCTATGACGAGCATGGTCGGGTTGTGGGCACACTTGGCGGCTGGAGCGGATACGATCACCGGAATGGGTTCTTCGCGCCGGCCCCGGTTGATATCGGGAAAGTTTCTGAAAATGTGCTGGTCGGGTCTGGGGAGCGGCCTACTGTCTGGATGACGCATGCAGATTTTGCGTGTGCTCCCTGCGAGTTGCTGAAGCGGTCGGTTGCGGCTGGCGAATGGGATTGGGCGAACGTCGAGGTGATTGACAGTCGGCCCGGCATCACTCGTTACCCGGCGATTGAGTTCATGGATGCAGGTGGTACGCGGCGGATTCTGTATGGGTTCAGTGGCCGATCTACTGTGGATCGGGTCAAGGCGGTCGCTAACTAAACGGCATCGAACATGAGCACTGACATTGCTCGCTATAGCCACTGCTCTTGTTGCGACACTTACGAAGCCCTGTATGACGCGAATCAGGGCAGCGTGCGTATCGACTGGACCGGAACCCCACAGCAGCTGCAGGTAATCGCAAGCGAGCTTCGAGATCCGAATATGCCGGAGCGGAAGGCACAACCGGATGACTTTGACCACGATCACTTAGTGAAGACTTACGAACAGGTAATAGCCTACTTTCAGGCGAAGGGGCAGTAATGGGTGCGAACACGAAGATTGACGACCTGTACACACTGGTTCTCCGGCAGGATTCCTCGGCAACTCGCGAAGGGGATGCGATTACTGCCGGAGGGTCTCTCGATCTCATCGGTCTGACGTCTCTGCCTGCTGGCTGTAGCCTGTCTGCCGGAGGGTCTCTCGATCTCGGCGGTCTGACGACGCTGCCTGCTGGCTGTAGCCTGTCTGCCGGAGGGTCTCTCGATCTCGGCAGACTGACGTCTCTGCCGGAGGGCTGCAGTCTGTCTGCAGGAGGGTCGCTCCTCCTCGGCAGACTGACGACGCTGCCTGCTGGCTGTAGCCTGTCTGCCGGAGGGTCTCTCGATCTCGGCAGACTGACGACGCTGCCTGCTGGCTGTAGCCTGTCTGCCGGAGGGTCTCTCGATCT